CGCTTCGCTCCTTGAATGTTCGTTCGCTTCGCTACCGAGGATGTGGTTTACGGCAAGTTTGCCGACAGGTTGGCGGTCAATGTGACCGTCTTTGGACTTCTCCTGGAGAAAGTCTTTTTCAAGCGTAAGAAGTGATTTCGTTGTAAGCATCGGTATGCTTTTAGAAGATCCTTCATTTTAGTATCTTGATTTACGGCGGGGAACATAAGTTCCCCCCCGGTGCATTTTCGCAATTCCGTTTACACGTTTGCCCCACATGCGATTACGGGCAAATGATCTGCGTAGCATATCAATGGTCGATGAAGCCAGGTTCACCCAATTTAGGAACGGGACGAATAGCCTGGACATTGTTATATAATTGTACCCACAAGTGATCGCCCGTTTCAACAGCAAAAGCACGATCAGTCGTTTCACGATCAGCTGCGACAAAGTTCGCATTAAGAGCAGGAGTAGCATCAAAGATTCGCCCCATGTGCCAGAAGTTTAAATTTCCTTTAAAATCTCCGTGAACGGAGGAAGGACAGTAACGGTACTCGGCATACCTTGATTGGTAACCGAAAGTGTCCTCATTGGTATTGCCAAAAGCAAGATCGTGATAAATCTCCTTATTTTTGACTTCTTGCTCACCAAGATTGGCAAATTCAGGCCAAAAATATTCAAGTTTGTCCATCCTGGACAAATGTCGTGGCATTCCTTGCTGATAGGCAGTACGAGGAAGAACTGACATAATACCGATTATGTAACCGTGTTCTTCAAAACGCTTCGAAAAGCTGTGAGAGTTTTGTACAGATATACCATGTCCTGCCATTGTTCCCTGAGCAGAGCCTTCGGTGGTTTCAGAGGTTTGAAGTACTTCCGATATTACAACCGGTGATTTACCACCGCCCAAATATTCGGGACGTTGTAGTCGGGCATCGGAAGAAACGACTCCGAAATGAGCCAGGATCTGTTCTACGTACCTTGAACCTGCCCTGGCATTTCTTTCCAACCATTTCTGCAATTGGAAAGCTGCGCGAAGATCGTTAATTGTGGATGCAGTAGCAGCCGAAAGGTCGGCTTCAAGTGTACCATTTGGGTCATATTTTACATACTCGTTTGTTCCTGCAACTGTCATTCTAGTACCGTCAGGTTGAGCACTTGAAGCGGTATATAAATCATTTTGAGTTGGTGCGTCATCACCATTGATTTTTTTTATCAAACCAGCCTTATCGCTAACATCTGATAAAACAACGGGTGCAGAACCGGACATCGGTATAGTAACCGGGTTTCCTCTTTGTGTCCAGGGAAGTGCAGAAGTGAAATAATCACGTTCCCAACAACGATCACGGAGCTGCAACATAGCAGCTACAGAAGTATTTGAAGTGTTGACATTCCCTGAAGATGTTTTCAGGATGTCCATAGGTGCAGAAAGATTCTGATCACGATAATACTCGTTATAGATCAGCGCATAAGCACGGAACGGCAAAGCCGAGAATTTAATCGACTCGTCTACCGTATCGGTATTTGTGTACGAAGGTACTCCCATGAAATCACCAAGCGATCCAGGAGCCAGGATTGACTGAACATCCTCCGCACGTACTTCCATAGTTGGAGGCACGGAGGTATCAGTACCAAGCCGACCGCCAGTAATAAAGTCCTCCCATTTATCCCATACAAGACGGTTCGGAACAAAAAAGAAGTGTGTATAGACATTAACTCGATGCATGAGCGGAGCGGTTAGCGGTGCTAATCGCATCATGATTTCGGTGTTTACACGAAATTTGTCTCCAGGTATCACGTCCTGGACATACATAGGCACGAGCTTTCCAAAATTGCAGGAAAGCTTCCTTTCCTGGGAAAGATCAAAAACGGAAGATCGGGGGCGATTAGCGCGCACCCTATCGAAGATACTAGCCATTTTAAATAGTTTTTGATTTTGTTGTTTTGATAGTTTGACTTACATAATAGTCCTTAACTTCCACCAATTCCCGAAATTCCTGAGACGTTTCCGGGGTTTTTTTGTTTTGGCGCATTTTAAGGCCATTTGCGGCTATTTGTTCGCGTTCCTCCTTACTATATAGCTTTTCAGCATAATAACGCGGTAGTGAGCCGGGGATACCGCCAGGAGAGACGGTTTTCGCATGTTCAATATTCCCGTCATGATAAGAACGGGTTTTTTCTATGTATTGCTTGCCTATACCCTTTGACATTAAAGCGAAGGGTTTGAGAAGGGCATTCAATTCATCATCATCCGAAAGATACCAGGCTGTTGTCCTGGTAATGCAATATTTCGTAACATAGTGAATTGAAGCGGGGGTACATGATCCTACTAGGATCTGTCCGTTTTTCCAAGATTCCAGGATCAATTTCGAGGCCATCATTTTGTCAGGATGTATGTTAAACATGATAGCATGATAATGAGCACGAAAAGTTTGATCGCCATATTCAGCCACCAGGTAATACCGAATTTTCCCTTCGGAGGCCTTACGTAGTCTTTTGACAAACAACTGGACATCACTTTTAGAAAAACCAATAGCAGGAAGATGGTCGTCATCGTATGTAAGTGTTATGAAGTACGCACTGTTGGAAGCGTTCAGCTCTTGCGTGAGCCTGAACGTCCAATGGTTTCGTTTTGTTTGTAGGCAAGCCATACATTTACCGCAAGGAACTATAATACGATCACCATTTCCCCTACCATCCACACGAGGAATAGACAGAGGGGAAAGGCATTCCATACTAGAGGCGGATTCCACCGCGACCAACGTAAATACTCCGCTGTGATTTGTGGCCTCTGCGACCACGAGAGAACGATCTGCGTCTCATTGTTTTTGTTTTTAAGAGTTAGCACCAAGATAAGAAAGCACGAGAGTAGCGACTCGAATAAGCCATTTGAGCGCGCTTTTAATTTTTTCTTTTGTTACCATTGCCATTCTGAATTGTTTAAAGTTTTGCCTTTTCCTGATTTAGAAGCCTCTTGTATGAGGTATTTAATAAAGCGAATGGGTGCTCCCCATAGATTATTTTCAAGTCCGGATTCACGGTTAGTGTTTTGTATATCCAGGCCTTGTCCGGTTTTCATAGCGTTCATGATGTTCTGAACGGTTAACTCGAAATTCTTTTGAGCAGTTTCGAGAGAGATTTGCCCCATTTTGGGGGCATAATTTGCCTGTACACCGCTGATTATATTGCGGTTTGTATAGTAGGGTTGATTGAGAAGTTTGATAGCTGTATCAGCACGAGTATTGTCTATCTGTGCCTTTACGGAGTCTACCTGAGCATTTTTCAATCTGAGATCATTGAACATATTTACATAGTCGACACGAGGTGTCGGCATCATGTTCGGAGCATTATACCGTGGGGACGATACAGCATTACCAGGATTACCCTGGGAATACATCAAGTTAGGATTAAGACCAGCAGCACGATATCTATCCATCTGTGCTAGAGGCGTATTGTACTCATTCTGCATTTGCCAGAATTTCGTATTTTGATCAGCCTCATATTTTGCCAGTTCCATGTTTCCTTTGTTTGCTTCCATGATTCCACCTTTTCCAGTGTAATCATTCCATAGAGAAGAAACGCTTTTTGTTACGTTTTGAACTCCAGATGCATCCATTCCGCCAGAAGGCGTCCAGGATATCAAATTCATGTCACGTGAACCAGTTGCCATGTTGTATTTTTTTACAATTATAGTAATAATTTTTAAGTTGACGGTGTCAACTAGCATTAATATATCAAGTATAGTATTAATGCGAAACCCCCTGCCCCCTTAGACTTAAGGGGGTGGAGGTTAAGAAGATGTTTATTATAAGTAAACATATAGTAGAGTGTAGGCGTCCGCTACGACCGAGATCGAAGCACCTTGTTACGCCTGGGGGGCAGGTTGCTCATCCGCTTTCACTACGTTCCGCTGCTTCGCTGCTGCCTCCCTTGCTTCTCGGCGGGCTTCAATCTCGGAAGACGCTAGCGTAGCGTCCGCAAGATCGAACGAAGGTTCGAGAGTGGGGTCGATAAGATCGAAGTTATCCAAACCGTCATAGTAGACGGGTTGAGATATTTGAGGGGATACGCCGGAGGCGAATTTTTGCATGATTTCCATGACGGACAGACACTGTCCTGGTACGACCTCACTAGGAAGGTCGTTTACGGCATACTTCATAGGGAATAGATGCGCGTTATAGTTTGATTTGAATAGCATAGTTTTAATGAATTAAAAGAGTAAGAGTTGTTTAGGGGTCGCTTCGCTCCTTGAATGTTCGTTCGCTTCGCTACCGAGGATGTGGTTTACGGCAAGTTTGCCGACAGGTTGGCGGTCAATGTGACCGTCTTTGGACTTCTCCTGGAGAAAGTCTTTTTCA